AAGGACAAGGCTCGGTTATGGAAGGGCTTACCAAGATGTTAGAGTATGAAATATGTATCACCCAAAGGAGTGAGAACATCATCAAAGAGTTTAAGAATTACACCTATGCACAAGATAAAAGTGGTGCTTTCCTCAATGTGCCTATTGACGCTTTTAACCACGCTATCGATGCCACAAGGTACGTATTCTTAGAAGAAATATTAGGACAAAATCGCAAACCTAAAGACCTAACTGGTATATTTTACTAATGAAAATCAATAATACTGACATACAAAACCTAAATGCTAAACTTGTAGAAGGTTCATTAGCGAGCTTGCTATCCTATCCAGCCTTGAAGTCTTTGAACAAAAATGACTGGGCAGAGGAAAGCGGTACGGAATATGACCTTTCAGCCCCGCAGTTATCAGCTAAGGAAATTACCCTACAACTGTTATTACCTGAAAGTCTATATCCCAATTTGGTAACGCTCCTTTCAGCCCGTGCCTATGCTAATTATACCTTTGACTTTATCAACCTAACCTATCAATTACGACTGATTAGCCTTAGCAAAACCCAAGTCAGTGGAGGTTATGTAACAGCTGAGATTCGTCTTTCTGATGATTTGCCCTTACAAGGATATACTTATCAAGCACCAACGCTAACCGCTCATAATGTAGAGACCTATATTGACGGCAAAAACCTAACCCAGTATGGTATAAACCTATTGGAGGGGACACAACAAGAGCTTATCACAGCAGGTAACGCCAAAACACCTTATACGGCTCAAAATAGCACTATGAGTGGTCTTATAGCTACCGATGTGCCTATATACTTTCAGGAACGCACCGCAACGCTCAAATGCTTTATGTATTTACCTATAAATGATTTTCTCAAAGGATATTTTGCCTTGCTCTATGACCTTGTAAGACCAGGCGAACGCACCCTAAGCTATCAAGGGAAATCCTATAAGTGTATCTATAAAGATGGCAAAATTACCGAACTCTATATTGATGACCCTCTTATATGGGTCAAATTTGATTTACAACTAACAATTATCTAAAGACTATGCAACTCTATTTTAACAGCACACATATAGATATTCTCCCTACTGATGAGAGCTACCGATACCGCTCCATTATGGGGGAACATACCCTTACTTTATACTTTGCATTACCTTCTTATACCGATATTCCTACTGGTGCGTGGTGCGAGTTTGCTAATGAACGTTACACTCTCAATCAGCCCGCAAAAATCGTAAAACATAACACACGACACTTTGAATATACCCTAACAATGGACAGCGAGGGGGTAAATCTCAAGAATTACAAATTTCGCAACCCAAATGATAAGACCCTTAAATTTCCTTTCACTGCCTCTCCTCGTTATCATATTCAGATATTGGTAGATTGCCTCAATATGATAGATAGCGGTTGGCAAGTAGGAACAACGATTGAAGCTAATGAAAAACTCGTATCTTACAACCATAACAACTGCCTCGAAGCATTGGAAATGATAGCCAAAGCCTTTGAAACTGAATACGAAATCATAGGCAAAACTATTCATTTGCATAAGGTAGAGTATTTTAAGGACAATCCCCTACCCCTCCAATATGGCAAAGGCAAAGGCTTCAAAACAGGTGTAAGTAGAACCACAGAACAAAGCCGTATTACCCGCCTCTATGTACAAGGAGGAGAGCGTAATATTGACCGCTCTAAGTATGGTAACAAAGAACTGTTACTACCTAAATCACAAGAATACACATACGAAGGGGTAACATTCGTTTCAGATGACAAAGGGCTATCTATAGCTATCAAGAATGCGCAAAATAACGGCTTTGTAAATGAGCAAAGCCTTGATTTGTCTCATATATATCCTAAGCGTAAAGGTACAATTACAGAAGTCTTTGAAGTGGATCACGACAAACACTTCTATGATTTTACTGATACCTCCATACCTCAAGCTCTCAATTTTACAGACCTACAAATCAAAGGGGAAAAGATGCTTATCTACTTTGAAAGCGGTATGTTATCAGGTAGAGAGTTTGAGGTGTCAAAGTATGACCACGCACAAAAGAGATTTCAGCTTGTACCCAAAGAGGAGGATGGCGTTACTATGCCTAATGATATATTCAAACCTGCTATAGGAGATGAATATTCGGTCTATAATATGCAAATGCCTAATGCTTATATTTGCGACAATGACACCAAAACGGGTGCTAGCTGGGAAATGATGAAAGAAGCGTGCAAATACCTGTATGAAAATAGAACTGACATGTTCACTTTCACTGGCGATTTAGACGGCATATGGGCAAAAAAGAACTGGGCTAATGTAGGCGGACGGCTTAAAATGGGCGCATATATCCACTTCTCCGATACCGAGTTTCAGCTCACCCCCGTAGCCATTCGCATCGTGGGGCTTAAAGAGTATGTAAATAACCCCTATAGCCCACAAATAGAACTATCCAATAAGGTACAAGGGCAATCCTTTTCCTCTGAAATACGCAAACTCCAAAATCAAGAAGTATATTTTGGAGAACTCAACAAGCGCACACAATCATTAACCAAAAGAAGCTGGCGTGATGCTCAAGAAACTATCAAGCAAATAGAAGCAGCCTTTCCTGAGTATACCAAAAGCATCGTCCCTGCCACCGTACAAACAATGATGGCACTTATAGGCAACAAGTCCAGCCAGTTCGATTTTGTAGTCTCAAAAACAAACCCAGTAAAAACCCCTCACACACTCTATTTTGATAAGAATAGCAAGCAAATCAATGCAGGTAGCGGCTGGCTCAAGCATTTCACACTTGGTACTACTGATATAAATCCTAATCGTGATGCTAATAGCTATAAGTATTGGAACATTCCCACTTTCGTATCAGGTAGATTGGACGATAAGGCTAAAACCTATTACCTCTATATCAAAGCATCCAAAACCACCGAAACGGGCGAGTTTGTCCTATCCGAGACCAAGATAGATATAGAACAAGAAGCAGGCTATTACCATTTCCTATATGCCACCGTCAATTCCGAGTACGACGGAGAGCGAGGTATATCTAAACTCAATGGATTTACAGAAATCACTGGCGGACAAATCAAAACCGATAAAATAACATCAGGAAATGGAGAGCAGTATATACAACTCTTTGATGACCATATAGAGATAAAAGCAAATCTTAAAATAACAGACAGCAACAAAACAGAGATAAAACAACTTGTTAATCCTGATTTGCTTTCATTGGAGAACAAACTTAAACAATACACCAACGACCAAACAAGCAATATCCAAGTAGGCGGACGTAACCTATTAAGAGAAACAAAGGATTTTAGTATAAATGCATCTTGGCAACCATATTTTATGGTAAGGAATTGGAATGGAGAAGGCTGGGAACTTGTAGATGAAAAGTTAAATGGTAATGCGGTAAGAAAAGTTACAGGAGAATGGCAAGGCATTAAAACTAATGCTCCAGATATTATAGGAGAGCCAGTAACTATATCTTTTTGGGCAAAAACTAATGTGTGGGCTAAGTTTAATCAACAAGCTACTATAGCTAAAAACCCTGATAACATAAAAGACTTTACTGAATATAGTAATAATGGTGTGTTAATTAGTGATAACCAATGGCACAGATATACTATTTATAACCCGAAAGGAATGTGTCTCGGCAATGGTGTTTCGGTTGGTTTTCTTGAGTTTTATCAAAATAACGGAGAAATATTGGTTTCGTCAATAAAAATTGAAAAAGGCAACAAACCCACTGACTGGTCTCCCGCTCCTGAAGATTTAGAAAACCAAATATCAACCGCTAAAACCGCTACAGAAGCATACGCACGAGCACAAGCAGAACTCACCAAAGCACAAGCTATTGCAACAGCAGACGGAAAAATCACAGAAGCAGAGCAAAGACAAATACAACAACTCCAATTGAAACTCCAAGAAGCTAAAACATTTGCTGAACAAAAGGTAAATGAGTTAAATATTGGGGGGAGAAATTTATTGAAAAACAGCGGTGTTGTTATTACTAACAATAATTATGCAATAGCTTCATATCAAGTAACAGAAGATATAAAATTAGGAGATACAATAACACTTACTATTGATGGTGATTTTGCTGAGGGTTGTTTTCCTATGTTATTTGCCGGAGGAGGAAATGGAAACTATGGCACTTTAATTAGAGGTGTTAATGTTTGGAAAAACAATCTGAATTTAGATGTTAAGAAAGGAAATTCTTTTACTATTTTCATTATTGGCAATAGTAGTAGTACAAAAACAAGCACCATTCGTAAAATCAAACTCGAACGTGGTAACAAACCCACCGACTGGACTCCTGCTCCTGAAGATGTATGGGATACAATGGTTGATTTAGGTATCATTGATAAAAACGCAATGAACATCACCGAAGCTGAAAAAGCCAATATAAAGTATATCAATGGTATATTTAGCAAGGGAGCTGATTATACTAATGGTACGGAAACAATAAAAAACACCATCACTACAGGGGCTATCACTGTAGGCAACACATTAGGAGGCAACGCTGGTATTAATGGGGCTGGTTTAGCTGGTAACTCTATTCGATTCTTTGCAGGCAAACCATATTCTCAAAAAGAACAAGCTCCCTTCAGAGTAGATGACAACGGCGAACTATGGGCTACCAATGCACATATATCAGGACAAATTAATGCTACAAGTGGGAATATTGGATATTTTTATATCAATGATGAAGAAAATCACAAAAGAGGTAGAATATATGCAGGAAGTAGAAAGACTTCAGAGATAACAATTGGGAATATAGGTATTGAGATTGAGAGTGATTCACCTCTAAGTAAGCTATCTGCTTCTTTTGGTAATTTTAATTCAATGGTATTCAGTAATACTTATGCCGCTGAAAAAATTGACTATACAGGAAGCAGTTCTAATAGGATAGGATCATACATTAAAATGAGACCTCAAGGAGTAGTATCTAATGATACCTCGTTAGCTCAATTTATAGACGGGAATATACTTAACATTGGGAAAAGAGCTATTTATGAAGATGGATATATAGGAAATGCTTTTTTAAATGTTATTACTGATAATATAAGATACTCTCACACCTATATTTTCACAGGAGTTGTGAGTGACTTTACAACTGTAAATTTACCTGATTTTAATAGAATAAATCAAATAACAGGAAAGAGTAATGTAACTTTTGAACTTGTTATCATAATGTCTATCCACGTTGACGGAAGAAGGATTAGGGTGCAGGGTGTTAATGGAGGAGCCTTGTTAGATAACAACGGAAATTGGCACGCAGGTAATAACTTTGGATATATGGATATGGCAAAAGGAGATATTCTAAAATTGCGCTACTATAATAGCCATTATTATATAAC